CACTCCAACTGTTGAAGCTATACCCGTGAAGAAGTCCCGTACGGTCAAGCATTGTCATCAATCCATTGGTGACACGTGTGTACGCATCCCAACCAACTTCAGATGCAATCTCGACATCTCCATAATTATAAGTTTGTACACCGAAAGTATCACTATCTCGGTCTACTGTTCGTGCAATTGGCGGTGCGATTTCTGGTGTGCAAGTAAAGCCATCCAGATCTGTGCTTCGATAACTGCAGGAGGCAGTGGGCGCAATAGCAAAGGCTCGGACCATATCATGACTGCGAGCAATGACAGCGGCAGATGAGATAGCATCCCTAAACTGACACGCAAGGTCATAGGCTGGTGTCCGTACCACGTCGCCTCCATTGACTTGGTCCAGAGCAACTCCGAACTGCTCATAGGTTATGCCGTACCTTCGTAGGAGGTTGGCCAGTCCGAGCATTCCGAGTCCGACTTGTCGGTCAGTTTCTGGCGAGAGGTATTCTCCGCTATCGCCAACGCCAGTTCTAGCGTGCAACTCACACAGTTCTTGCATACCTTGACGGAAAGCTCGCGGGATGTCGTCGAACTCACAGGCACCGAGATTGACATGTTGCAACAAGCATGTTCCGCGTGAGGGCAAGTAAACTTCCAAGCAGACATTTCCACGAATTCGGTCTCCATTGCTGTCGTATTTTACCTTATTTAGCCAGATGTCGCCAGACTTAATTCCGAACAATAGTTGTTCTTTAAACTCGCAGGCGTCCCACCATTCAGGGGTGATGTTGACGCACCGCTTGACCCAAGGCAGATCACTACGAGGGGTACCAATAAAGTCAAGACAATCAGGGTGGCTGAGGTCGAGATGGCAAACCACCGCCCCATTTTTATAGACACCTCCGCGTCGTAAGATTTCATTAAGTGTTGAATAGATTTTTGCAAAGCTAACTGGACCGCTAGCAGTTACACCTGACGGACGTTCATGTCCCTTTGGGTCAAGTTTAGACAGGTGTACAGCACAGCCAGCGCCATATCGCAGAGCGTGACTAACAAAACGCCACGATGCTTCAATGCCTTCTGGTCCCTCCATTTCGTTTTCGACCACAAAAACTGTGCAGCTTACGGGGAGGCGTGAGGTAGGGTCATCCAGCCACGATTGCACGCGACCGGTACGAGAAATAAGATTGGTGGTGGTCATTCGATGATAAGGTCGTTCAAATAAGGTGGTTTGTAATGTGGTCCTTTTAGGACTTTGCCATCTTCGCGATAGATGGGTTTACCATCATCACCAAGTTTGGACATATTGGATTCGTGAATCCGACGCATTGCTTCATCAAGATCCCATTCTTGAGAAGCCGCGTATTGATATGCAACGTATACAAGGTCAGCAAGTTCTTTGAGTTGTTCAGACTCATTCTTCATATGATAAGCCTCATGGAACTCAGACCATTCTTCATCGATCAAAGCTTTCTGGATCGACTTCTTCATCGGACCATTGTGGAGCCCATACGCTGAACGGAACTCTTCCGCCTGGTCCATCAGACTTGTGTGTATGTAGGAGTTCATTTTCAAGATAATGAATAGCTTTTTTTAGATCATCTGCTTTGCTGTCTTTGTACCCAGCTCGGCAGATATATTTAATTGCATTACCAAGATGGTAATTTAATTGTTGGTCACGGATGAAATCCCATACTTCTATGGATCCTCTGGTGTAATGAGCGGGTGAGTTGGCCACTGTTTTACTAAATTAGATACGTTGTTGCAAAGACAAAAGTTTTGTCGTTGTAGTGCAATGAGCAGTGTGATGATGTCTTCTTTATCTGCTTCTGGTAGCAGATCTTTAAGGCGTCGAATCTTAAACTCTTGTTCAACTGTCAGATCAATTACTGGCAGCGGAGGGAGTCCAGGGGATGACCTGTCGTTGGATTGGGTCATAGTCTGTGTAAGTAAGGATCTTTGCTAGACGTGCATTCATTAGCGCAACATCTTCACTTAGATCTTTGCTTGCAAATGCATCGACTATGGTTTTCCAGGTGTAGCCGCTTTCTTCAAACAAAGCAACTGCACGCTTTACGCCTACGCCGGGTACGCCGGAGTAGCCGTCAGTTTGGTCACCTGCCAATGTTTGTATGTAATGCCATTTCATACCTTCTTCTGGAGTGATGTCTATCACTTCATTTAGGTCATACAACTTACCTGGAATTTGTCTCATGTCTTTGTCGGGTGAACAAATAATGTTTCCAGTATTAGCCGTGGCATAAATACCCATGGCATCATCAGCTTCTAATTCAGGCATCCGAATAACTTCGTAGTCATCTTGCAGTGCCTTAATAACACGTCGATAACCACAAGGCTTTTTTCGATTTCGATGCCCCTTGTAATCAGGGTAAATTTTTTTCCTGAAATTCTTGGAGTCACTGAAGAACAGTACCATTTCCGGTACATCCCACATAAAAGTGTTTTTGATTTTTGTCAGCTCACGTTGCACATTTGAATATGCTTCGCTAAATTTACTGACAACAGTGATGACATCATCACCCCAATCAACTTCATCCTCAGCTCCGGCACAGGATTTGTAAACAATAAAGTCGGCATCAATCAATAGCTTCATTTTTGTTTCTCCATGTACCAGTTGAAGAATTCTTGGATCTTTGCACGACGGCGGTTACCCATGTATGGAAATAGTTGTGCACAAAGTTCAAAGATCAAATCACGTTTACCAGTTTGCCAAACAGCGTATGGTTTAGAACTTGCAGGATCTGAAGGAGCTTTACGCAATCCATACATCTGACCTTTGCAGTTCATAGCAAGGTAAAAATCCCAAATAACATCTTCATCTGTCATCTTAATTTTCATTTGCCATTTATCATATGACTTGATGTATGTCAGGCAGCCTTCGCCTTCAAAAAGACCAGCAACCCATTCAATACGATTAATGGACTTCGTACCAGTTGCTTCCTTGTTTTGCTTCTGCTGCGATTGGGACTCGGAGGTTGTAGTATTCTCCAGCCGCTGCAGCTGAGTATACCAAGGATGTTTGTAAGTCTTGTGCATGTTCGGGGTGGCACTCGAATTGGAGTTCGTCATGAATAAATGCAAGCTGTGATGCACACAACTTTGTGGTTTTAATAGTTTGATCGTTAATAACCATCCAGCGCTTGGCAATAATGCCAGCAGATGATTGCAGCAAATAGTTTAAAGCTTTGTGCTCGCTATCTACTTTAATTTTGCGTTTATCTATGGACTTGAAATTGCCTTCTTTACTTGCCTCTTTAATCGCCGCAAGTAATTGCGAAAGCCCATCAATAGCAGCCACAAACGCCTCTCTAATCTCCTTACCTTTCTTTTTAGCCTTTGCATCACTTAGTTGGGCATCAAAGGAATGTCCGATTTTGGCGTCACCTGCTCCGTAAAGGAAGGCGTAGGTAATAGTTTTGACATCTCGTCTACTAATTCCGATTCTGTCGGCGTTGACTTGATGAATGTCTCCGTTAAGGAGAATTTCTGCATAACGCCCGCCATCGTGCCTAGCAAGATAGTGAGCAAGCATCCGCAGCTCAATCCCACTAAGGTCGGCACCCACCATGGTTTGCCCTGGGGTTGGGATGAATAATTTTCTGTATTCTGGTTCACTTGGTACTTGTCCTAAGTTTGGTTTACGGTGTGCACAACGATGAGTGTGAGTTGCAACAGAACAATGATGATGGATACGATTAGCACTCGTACATAGCTTCAGCCATGCGTTCGTGCCTTCCGAGATCATCCCCAATTTCTTGGTAATATCGAGACATTTCAGAAACAACAAAGCTACCTCCGACCCAATATCCTTGAGAACTACTTCGTCGATAATTGGTTTGCCGGTTGGCGTCCGATGTTTCGGTTCCCATTTGTATTTCTCCTGTAATATCCATGCGATATGATCCCTCGATGTTGGATTAAGTTCTTTTAACCGTGTGAAAGGTGCCCCTTCGACATATCCAGCTGGTCCGTTATTTCGTTTAGGAGTAAATCTCGATCCTTCAACGAAAGGGTGCTTGTCACGTAATACTTGATAAGTTTTTTCAAGCTCTGATCGGAGAGACGATGCAAGTTTCCATGCAGCGCGTTCATCAAAACACCATCCATGTAGTTCTTGTTTGGTAAGGATTCGTGCGACATCATGTTCTAACGTGATCCATTCAGGTATGGGTGGAAATGGTTGCATAGTTTTTTTGTAACGTTGACATCCTGCACGCAATAATCTTGCATCTCTTGGCTCCACTCTTTCCAATCAGTGGTTTTACCAAATGAACCTTTAAATTCACCTAATCTGTAACCATAAGATTCAAGAGAGTGTCTGCCATAAAGTTGTGAAGGCATGTGATCCCACTTTTTAGCATTGTCTACTTCAAGCATGTTTGCATGATATAGACGTGAAAGAAGGAGAGTGTCAATGACTAATGCTTGAGGATCGAACCAAGGGAAAATCTTTTGAATACAGGGTAAGTCGTATCCGATGACATTGTGTCCTGTGATGATTTCAGCGTCCTCCAAACGTTGAACGCCTCGAACAATTGGTTCAGTATTGCCTTGATCATTGTAGATAAGGGTTTCATCATCTTCACTGTCATAGATAACAAGACAGTGGATCGTGGTAACATCATCTAAAAGTCCATCAGATTCAAGGTCAAAGATTAGCATTAGCGACCATTCCAGCGGTACGTTTTGTCTATGAATTTAGCGCGTTCAATCATTTCCGGTGTGGGAGGGTTCGGACCGATTGCCCATCCAGCACCTTCATAAAAGACTGCTTTAGAAATCGGCTGTTGGATCGAATTCTTGTTCGGGTTCAGTTTCATTAAATTTACAGGTGGCTAAATCGTAAGAAAGTGTACAAGCTACTCCAACTTCGCCAGAATAGCGATTTTTAAGGACTCTAACTGTCGTATCACTTCCATTTTTGTCGGATTGTTGATTGCGTTCCAGTCCAATGACTGCGTCGCTAAGTTGAGCAATTGCAGCAGATCCGCGCAATTGTCCGAGAGTAACTCTTGCTCCTTCTTCATGGTTTTTATCTGATTGCGTTGTGCGTCTTAAATGACTTACAAGAAACAAAGAGATACCAGTTCGTTCAACAAGTGAACGTAACCGTGTCATTGTTGTGTCTATCATTTTACGTTCATCGCCATCTAAACCACTTAAAAGAATAGACAAGTGGTCTAAAAATATAATCCTGCAGTCGAGTCCAGCAGCCAGGTATTCGATGCGATTGTAGATGATGTCAGGATCAAAAGAACCAAACCCATCGAAAAGATAGAGATTCCAATTAGCAATAGTCTCTTGATAAGCTTGGGTGAGGGCAGATCGTTCATGTTCTCCAATGTGTAATGATTTACCAACTGCTGCAGACATCAAGCCTAGAGCTGTACGACGGTTGGATTCTTCCAACGCCAAGTAACCGACCCGTTCTCCTTTTGAAAGAAGGTTAGTTCCAAGCTCACGACAGAATGAGGATTTACCGATACCAGATCCAGCAGTGATTGTGACAAGTTCTCCATACCTAATCCCGTGAAGCTTTGATTGTAATCCTTGAAATGGGTAGTCATGATCTGCTGCTGGTGATGGTGTAGTGATTACATCAAGGAGATTTTTTGCATCTACAATTCCATCAGGTTTGTATTGAAGATGGTCGTAGTTGCAGACAGCTCGAATAGCTTCATGGTTGTTATCCTGTAAAGCTTCTGAGGCATCCTTGTAATCGTCTAGAAAGCCGATGTAAACCTTTCCAGGTGGTAACACACTGGCAGCTTCTTTAGCACCGTCCTGGCCTGCTTTATCGTTGTCGAAAAACAGGACAATCTTGTCGTAATAATTGATCCATTCATAGTTATGTTGGATCGCTTTCTTTGCTGAAGCTGCACCATTGGGGATAGAAACTACATCCCAATTGGGTTGTGCTTCCCAGACGGACATTGCGTCCATCTCACCCTCAGTAATGACAAGTTTGTTGACTTTGTTTGTTGTTTTTCGTCGGAAGTTTTGCATTCCAAACAGCGTCTTGACAACACCTTCACAACGAAAGTCTTTGTCTACTGTTCTGACTTTAGCCCCAACAAGATTTCCATCCACGTCAAAATAATAGTGACGAAGAAGGGTTCCCTCTTTGTAAGTTTTGAAAAACTCTGCTGTTTTTTCGCTGATGTTTCTGTTTGATAATCGGGTTGCCGATCCTTGTAGCTTGACATCAACCATTTTGGTGGATTGGGTTGTAATTGTGCCATCGCCTAATGTGTGGTAACCACATTTATGGCAATGTTCGTGACCGTCTGTGTAAATACTATTTGCATCTGACGATCCGCATTCAGGACAAGGTATGTGGCGAATAAATTCGCTTTCTACATCAACCATTTAAGGGGAATGTTTGCAAAGGAACACCAAGGTATTCCAAGTTTTTCACAGTAAGCAGCGTAAGTAGTTTTTGATTTCTTGCTAATCGTATTGAACGGTGCTTGAAACACCATACGAAGATCAATGTCAGGGTTTTGTTTAACTACAGCTTTGATCTTGCGACGATCTTTGCTGTCCCAATACCCTTTGCATTCAAGCCAGACTCCATTCGGAAGAATGAAATCTGGACAATACTTATGCTCAATGACGTAATCAACCTTGACGGTTTCATACTCATATTTGACATTCAGATCAACAAGAAGATCAGCAACTTTCTCCTCTAGCTTTGATCGAAATGCCATCAGTTTTCCAGTGCTTGATCGACAAGCTCATCAACAATTTCGTTGATGGCACGCTGCATCTCGTAGCGGAAATCATCACGTGACTTTTTGTATTTAGTCACAGTGATTGGAGGCAGCTTTGCAGTCATGGTGCACTGGTAAAGACCCAGTTCTTCGTTTTTGTCAATAGTAAAATCAATCATCAGAAATCCTCGTCAATCTCAGGTGCATCGTTGACAATGTTAGGTTCACTGACTTTGAATCCTTTGGTTTTGCCAAAGATTTCAGCAGCATCGACATCATCCATGTCACCAACATCAACACCAGCAGCAGAAGAAAGCGACACAACTTGCACAGCTTTCAGCTTGAGGCTAGTTCCGTAGGTAACTCCATCCTTTAGGATGTAAGGCTTTTGGAAGAAAGCAAGCTTGACTTTACTACCAGAGTAAAGAGGGACATTTGGATCAGTAATCAGGGTACCTTCAGTATCAACAATGGGAGGTTTCGTGTCATCATTCCACGAAAACTTGACCATGTATTGACCATCTGCTTTTTCTTCCCAAGGTTCAACTTTAAGGGTTGCACGCTTAGGGTTTTTGAGTTTTGACTCAGCCCATTTCAGGCTTTCAACTCGATCTTCCTCAAGTTGGTCAACAATGTCTTGACCGACAACAGCAGAGAGTTTGTAACCGAATTTACCCGGTGACAGTACAGCTTGATAACCGTCAAGGATTACAGGCTGTTCAGTTTTGATAATAGTACGTGCCATTTAGCAGAAAAAGTAGGTGGAATCGATAACCGACGATGGCTCAAGTGTGTTGATCATCGGCGGATCAGTCTTTGCGTTGATTTGTTGTGCAAAGGTTGTTAAATAGTCATGCTCCGCAAATAAATGCATGTATGTTTCACGAACAATGGTTGATAAAACAGACATGTCAGTAGCACGACAAAGTACCGAGTCGTGTATGAGGGAAAGCGGAGCGTTGAAGCGTAGTGCAGATAAGTGCAATAGAGAGGCATCAAGCGAGTGGATTAGATTGGGCGCAGTTGCATTTTTGTGATGCATTCGGTCAACGACATCTGTGTCACCAGTGGCAACTTTGATTTGACATCGACCAAGTAATTGCAATTCAATGATAGTTAACTGCGACTTCATTAACTTTTGATTGACAACAAACCCAGAAGGTGTTGACCAAGTTAATTGAGTGAACCCTTCGTCAATTGCATTTGCAACTTCCTTTTCAATCCACTTCATAACAGCCATAGGACCAGGGACAACTTTGTCCATGGCTTTTCTGACTGCGTCAACAGTTGCAGTTAAATCTTCCTTACTAATCTCGACACCTTTTTCTTTCAAAGCTTCACGTATGTAACCTCTGTTGGAAAAAGGTTTAGCGTTGTAAGGCACTGTCATGACTACCCTTTTGACCGTCTTTCTATCCATGTAGGGTTGAATAGAAGCTGGACAATTAGGTTTGGCAGTTTCTGCAACTACTTTGTATGCATCTTGAGGTTTATCACTTGGAAGCACATTCACTAGCTTTGCTGTGTTTGCGTCCCTGGCTAAACCTGCAAGGATTTGTAAACCACTGCACGTTGCATCAGTAGCAACGGGTAAACCTGTGAATTGACGATTGCAAGCAATGACACATTGATAGTATTCATCACATGCAGCAAGAAATTGCCAAGGTTCATCAGCAGTTTCCCATTCAGAAAGTTTACCAATAGGATCCTCAGCAATTGATTTGATGAGTGTGATGTTTTTATGTGTCCATTCAAGACGTTCTTGCATTGTTGCTTTGTCAAGTCCGTAGGTGGTAGCGACTTGAAAAGCTAACCATTGCTCTGCCTCTGGTGTCATAAACGCTTGTTGATGAAACCTGAGAAGAGACTTACCGAAGTCTGTATCTTGGGGTGTCAAGAATGCAGGGATTGGGTAAGCTCTACCTCTGTAGTCAAATGACCATGGAATGTAGAACTTGTCTCTTGTCTTGAATTCTTTGACTGCATTCATCGTCATGCGTGTACGACACGACTTCTGAAATGCTTGTGCATTGATGTTGCAAACCTCTGCAGCTCTTCGCCTATAGTCAAGCCTTGAATCGTAATTCTCAGCAATGTCTACAGGTTTGGGAGGCAAAGGCATCTCAACAACCGGGATGAACTTCCCCACCTGAATACCCCTTTCAAGCAACGTTTCGGCAACGTCAACAATGAATGGATTCAAGGTGTAGGCAACCTTTTGAATCTTGTTCAAAAAGTCAATGGGTTGTTCTCCCTGTATACGGCAGGGATCGCCCCGTCGAACCATATCGTAGCCGCGCATTACCTCGTTTAAAAGGTAACCGCCTGCTTCTGTTTGGCTCCAGTCGTTGGGTTCAATCAGCATTGGCCAAGCAATGGGGCTGAATAGCTCAGCCGTTGCCATTAACTTGTCTTTTTGTAACAGAAATTCAATGGAAGGAACCACATAACTGACGGTTTTCTTCCCTTCTCTCCTGTTTTGCCGTTCAAACCAACCGCTTGCATTGCAAATGTTATCAAGTAACCAGCCGCCAAGCTTAATTCTGTTTAATCGCCCCCAATTCTCCCAATGTGGGACATCGTAACGGTTCATCAGTGTAGTGATGACCCTTACTTTTTGTTGGGTTCCGATTGACTTGTGGAAATAGTTTTCCTTTAGTTTGTGAAGTAATCCAGGCACGTTAGTTTCATAGAAACTTAACTTGCATTCATCTTCAACAGCTTGACCAATGCAGTCCATGACGTTCTGCACCTGGCTGGCGTTTGGCTTGACACTAAAGACTTTGTCAATAGTAATCTTGCAAGCAATTGCAGCTAAAACCTCAGGCTCTACATCGTTGAGATACTGATGTATCTCTTTGAATGCAGCACCAGTCTTGCCTTCGTTGATTCTTTTACGTGTGTCGTTGATATAATCAACAACGAGTGGAATCAATTGCTGGATAGATGCAACACCGTAAACTGATGCACTTGCGTAGTCTTTGGATTCAAGTTTAGCTGTGTTTTCATGTAACGCCTCAAGACCTAAACGTATTTGTTCACGTTCAAGTTTGATTTGTTCGTTGATTTCAAATTCGCTCGGCATTCAATTCAAGATACTTGACTGAGTTCATGTCATCAACTTGTGCGATCATCAACTCAATCAATTCTTCACGATGGGGATGCTCATTAATTTCCGCAAGGAAACTATCAAGCATCTTCTGAGTCATCGTCGAACATTTCGGGGTGGACATAGTAAATTTTATCGTGGGTGCAAATGACAACTTCGTGATCCATGGAATTCATGTACTCTCGAATTTTGTTTTCAGCTGCACTTTGTCGCTTGTAAACATGTTCAACAACTTTAAACGTATTAATGTTAGTAGCCCTGATGATTACGTTGTAACTTGAGTTGATTTCCCAACCAGCTACCTTCCAGTCCATGAATTCATCGAATGGAATTGCTTCGTAAAGTTCTTCAGGTACGTCCTTGAATTTCTTCCAATTATTTGGAAAATACTTTTTACCCATTTCAACAACATCTATAAGTTCAGTGTTACTATCATTGGACAATTCAAGAGCAAGCCAAGCAGCTTCCTCAGAATCGGCGGCTAAGATGTAGATACCTTCGCCGCTAGATAAAACAACTTGATACTCATTCAGGTTCAGCTCTAGGTTTTCGCCGTCTGGCTGCCCTAGGCTTAGGTTCAGTGGGTTTGGCCACATAAGAATCACGCTTCGCTAGTTCTTCATAAATTGGTGTCCATTTGTGTTTTGGAAAAAAGTGCATCCAACAAAGGATTGCGTTTCTGATGAAATAATCATCATCTTTGTCTGTCATTAATGAAAGACCTCCTGTCGAGTTTGTGTACAATTGAAAGTAATTGTTGCCGAGTGATAAGACCTATGCGGTGGTCCGCAATGGCTTGATCAATCAACGCGCTAGCGTCCATGATTCTTACTCTATGTATTTGATTGTCGAGGTTCTTTTTGTGAAAGGCTTTAGGTTTGCCTCTCACACAAAGAGAATAGCCGGATTGCACAGGAATGCAACCCAGCCAGTTGGATAAACTGTCCACCTCTTAATGCAACAAGGTGTAACGTGTGCTGTGAGGTTTCAGTAAGTCTTAAGGATTGAGCCGAGGCAGCAGCGTCCATGGGATGATTGTGAATTTGTCACCCATGGCTGTGCGTATTGATAATAAAAAAGCCCCGCTAATTGCAGGGCTAATGTTTAAAAGTATTCGGGAAAGTAGAAGCGGTGATTGATAATGTAGGTTGTTTGATCATCAAGCTCAGAGTCTAAATACTCTTCACTATCTGATAACAACTGACGAATTCTTTCGTAGTGTTCGGATGTTTCGAGTTCTTCATCTGTCATCATTCCCAAACTTCAACGTTGGGTAATCCTGCCATTGAACCATCATTCATTAGGATGGTTTCGAGGGCGTATTGCATGAATTTGTGGATGTTGTTCACTGTTCGATGTTCGGGACCGGTACCCACAAACAATCCTAAGTCCCACTCAACATCTGAATAGACTGCACTGTAGGCGGTTCCGCGTGTCCGCAGAATCAACCGATAGTGCACATCCTCCCATTCACCGTGCTTTTCTTTCTCAAGTCTGAAGCTGTAACGTGTAATGCAGTCATCAGCAGGAGCTGCATTGTGCCAAACATCAACAGGTTTCGAGATAAAATCCTCAACGTTTGAACTGTTTCCAGGGCGTGTCAGAATGACATCAGGACAAGCTCTTGTGCCGTCCAAAATAGTCTCAAAGGAAAGACGAGGGCAGATCGTTGTCATCATTCAAACCTCAATTTCAAGAAAGGTTGCAAGCTTGTGGGCTATGTCCATGATGCAGACATATTGACCAGCTTTGATCTGTTCGAAGATGTCATCAGACAAGCCGCCAAAATCATCACGGGCTGCATCAATGTAGGCGGATCGGGCTGGCATGTAAGCAAGCCATTGCGCTAGGTCTGAGTTGTAGGCGTCAACTTGACCATCAGCAATGTCGCTGAGCTTGTCGCTGTCTATGTCTTCTGTGTTTTTTAAATCAAACAACAGGGAGACGATGACATCGTAACGCCAATCGTTGGGTAGTTCTTCATCGTGGCAGTCTAAAATCAGATCGGTCACTTCTTGAGGGACCTTGTCGGTAGTGCACCAATAGCGCTTACCGTCGCGGTCTTTAGAAACGAAATGAGACAGGAGTTGAGTGGCAGTCATCTTGGTAGCGGTGATCATAAGACGGAAGAAAGGCAAAGGGATGAAAAGCCTGCACAGAGCAGCAGCAGGCTCACTGACGGCACATTAACCACACAACAAGCGACGAGGCAAATGATTGTGAAGAATGTTAACATAGCTGGTTGCTCGTGATGATCTGACCGCGTTGATCGATGCAGCTGTATCCAAGACCTGCAATCTCATCGATTGCCCAGGGTGTCAATGTTTTGGTTTGTGTGAGACGGCAGAAAAGGAATGCCTCCTGATCGACAGGGTAGGCGCGAACTGTGCCGTATGCATCCCTTAGCTCGAAGCGCAAAGGCTTGAGCTTGTAGCTGTCAATCCTGACCATTAGTTGGAGCCTCCGAATGTTTTCTCGTCGATGGTGACCGACTCAACCTTGAATAGGTTTTTAATGCGGTCACGCTCTTCAATGGCTTGCTCCATTGTCTCGCAGATCATACCGAAGCCGCTGACGTTGGCTGCAGGCTTGTGCTCTGGTTTGTAGTGAGCGTTGACGTAATAGAGAGTGAAAGGCATTGGGTCGTGTGAAGTGCGACTGAAGGAATGATGCAGCCTGAGCCTGGTCAGTGTCAAGGGATTAATGATTAGCACTGCTTATTGCTGTGATTAGCTAAACTTATAGGCCGAACAGATAAAATGAGATTGAGACAGGCGAGACACACAGTGAGAAAGCACCACGATCCTGTCCAAAACTGCCTTGCGTATCTGTCTTTGACACAGTTACGCAGAGGCTGGACCGCAGTCATATCAAGGGATCTGCCGTGTCCAGCCGCGAAAAACCAGTGGCCAAGGGCACCACCCCAAGGGGGGAGCAGCGTCCCGGGGCAGTCGTTATATGACTTCAGAAATTTTTGTCATTTTCTAAGGCAGTAAACACCATCGGAAAGCATTCTTTAATCAGTTCGCGACACTGATCAGCAATAATTCGATGTTCATGCTGTGTTCCGTTACCACAACGCAGGTCACAATAATGAATCCACGACCTCAACGTTCCATTCATATACATCCGGGTAGGACTTGCTAGCGGTAAAACCTCTCTTGCACACTCTTTAGCCACACCTGCACCAATCATTTCATCGTAAAGCAGCATTGCCTGATCAAACACATACTGACTTTTAAGTTGAAACTCTTGAACAGTAAAATCACTCATATCATCTGTACTATTCTGTCTATTTTTCAAGTCTTGTTTACGGATTGCAGGTATAATTGGATTTGACTCTACCTTTGCGTACCGTTGACTAAATTCTTGAAAACTAAATGACCGATGTCGAAGAATTTGAGCAGAAATAGCACGGGTTGTGTTTATTTCTACGCACATATTGACCATTTCAAAGGGTGACCAATGTTTATGATCAATAAGATATTTAATTAATTTAGCACTGGTCTCAGTGTTGTTTTGATTATTAGGGTTCGACACCCTTGCCATATAGGAAATAAGACCATCACCATCGTAAGTGGAATGGATTAGTCGGACTGAATGAGGAATGGAATACATATCGTATGAATAGGTGGATGATGACAAAAGAATTGTCAGTAAGTACAGTAATATATGTCATGTATATTAATTACTCAGAAACAATTTAGTTGTCATTGTTAGTCGCTCGTCTTTGGACTCGCTCCCTTAATGTTCAGTTGGGGGTTGGGCGGTTCTTTTACAGAATAATGATTCAGGCATTATTAACAGAAAAAGGGGAAAGATTTGTCGTCTTTCCCCGGTACAGAGTTCGAGTCCACCCTTCTCTCCCCCTGTATACGGCAGGGACCGGTCAAACCCATTGGTATGACTGGGATGTCAGGTCCACGTGTAAACGGTGGTTTTTGAGTTACCTCTAGCTGCTTGTCGTTGTTCTTTGGTGAGTCCTAAAACAAGATGATTTGCACTTTCATGAGGGTTTTCAATAGTGGATTGAAGGAGGTCAGCCCATTCTTCACGTTTACGTTGGTTAATTTCTTCTTGTGCAGATATACCAAAAGCGTCAGTAAAGTATTTGACACCTTGTGCAAGTGCATCTAATCTGTCATCATGTTTGACGGCTCCTTTTTCGCGACACATGCGACTCATTTGGTAAAAGAGCATGTATAACAAACGTTTTTCTGGAGCTTCATCTTTGTTGGAGGTGTAATCCCAATCAATGACACCGCGATCAACAATAAGACGGTGCTGATTAAGAATGGGTTCCAATGCGTCAATGATTCTGTCTTCTTTACGG